GAACAGCGTTGTTAAGTGTTCAGTCAAACCATGCTCTGCTGCCAAGTCTTGAAGCTTGTCTGCATTGACCTTGCGATCAAGGCGACCAACGATCTTGACCTTATACCCGTCAGTCTCAACGACCTGAGTGCCGTCCAAGGTAGGCGAGATGTCAAACTCCATGACCATCTCATCCTCAAGACTGCGACGCAACTCAATGGCTGCCTTCTCATCTTCCTTGGCATTGAGCCAACGCTGATACAAAGTGTTGGTGGTGCCACCAAAACGCGGTAGTCCAAGTGGGTTATTCATATCAAGCTCCAATCTTTGCAATGATGGCACCAAGGTCTGGGGCTTCCCACTGCTCAAGCTTGCCGCTACGATCCTTAGCTTGCCAAATACCGTCGCTGTCGCACATCAAAGCCCGTTGCGCCACGCCCTCCGCATCTTTCTCCACACGAAGTGCCAATACTTCATCAAAGAAGTAAGGTAGCTGCTGGCCAGTCTTGTTGCCCGGCATACTAGGTGCATACAAAATGCGCCCAGTCTCATCAGCCGTCTTCTCGCACTTGGCTGTAAAGTAAATGTGCTTAGGTATGTCACGAAAGGCACGAATGATGTCTGCCATTTGTTCTTGCATAGCGCCGTAAGCTTGGCGAGGATCCTTAGCAACTTTCTTTTCATGGTTCAGCACCACCTCAGCAATTTCAGAGATAGAATCTAAAGCAATCGACTCAAAGTGCTTGGCTTCCTCGGATTCAGTCACCCAGCGATACGCTTCCATCAGCGTGTCGTAAGATGACACTTCAACATATGACACGTCAGCATCAGCGATGGACAGCAAACCACCTTCTGCTGAGAACACAATAGGTGTGGGCAATGTAGGTATGAGGGACGTCTTACCCACACCCGCATTGCCGTAAACCAATAACTTAACGCCAGAGGCGTGCAAACCTTTAGTACTACGTAGATTAATAGCCATTTGGCTGCTCCTTGTTATCGCTTGTTGGGATATCCGTTTAGCGATTGATTGAATTATTACACGTTTAATGTTATTGTGTCAACAAGTATTTCAAATAAACTGGAAAAAAGATGAAAACACAGGACGCAATAGACTATTACGGTGGCATTCGACAGCTTGCCGAGGCGATGGAAACATGGCCACAAACCGTTTACCAATGGGGTGAGTACCCCCCTATGGGCAGGCAGTACGAATTGCAGATTAAAACCGATGGCAAATTGATGGCTGAAAAAGAGGTTTGCAATGGCAAATCTAACTAGCATCCTCGGCGACAATTGGTCGCCACCCCAAAAAGTAATCGCCTCGCCACAATCGCAATTTATTGATGCCATCTTAAATTCTGGCATTCAAGCGCCAGCCACTATAAAAATGGATGGCGTGATACACCGATTTAACAGCGGTGAGAAGGGCAATGAGAAGCCAGGCTGGTACATATCTTTTGAGTCACCCATACCGGTCATAACCTTCGGCTGCTGGAAGTCTGGCTTTACTAGCCAAATGCGTGCAGAGACGGGCATTAAATATACGCCTGCACAAGAGATGAAATTATTGTCTCAAATGGCCGAGGCAAAGAAATTGCGTGATGCCGAGTTAGAGCGCAAGCATGAAATCGCAGTTGAGACCGTATCGGTCATTTGGGAAAACTGCATTACGGCAAGCCCCGACCACCCATATTTAAAGCGCAAAGGCATAAATGTACATGGCGCGCGAGTCACAGGCGATGGACGTTTGGCTTTGCCATTATTTTCAAAGGATGGCGAATTATCCAGTCTGCAATACATTGATGCTAATGGCGGCAAGCTTTACCATGCTGGTGGCCTAACTGGTGGCCGGTTTCTAATGATGGGTGAAGTCAAAAATAGGCTTTACATTGCTGAAGGATTCGCCACTGCCGCAACCATTCGAGAATGCACTAATGAAGCGGTAGTGGTCGCTTATAGCGCCAATAATTTGCCAGCGGTAACGGCCATCATGCGTGAAAAATATGGCGCACAACAAGACATTGTGATTGTGGCAGATAATGACGCTTCCGGTGTTGGTCACAACAAAGCCACCCAAGCCAGCGCAAAGTACGGTGCCAGAGTGGTCATGCCACCCATAGAAAGCGACGCTAACGATTACGCTTTAGCCGGTAATGATTTATTAGAATTGCTAAACCCACCAATCGAAGAATGGTTAATCGGTGCAGATCATTTCAGCGAGAAGCCACAACCGATCACATGGCTCGTTAAAAAGTGGTTACCAGAAAAGTCACTCATCATGGTCCACGGACCATCTGGCGGCGGCAAGACCTTTGCCGTGCTCGATTGGACACTAGCCATCGCTTCAGCAACATCAGAATGGGCAGGCAACAAGGTCAAAACCGGAGTGGTGGTTTACTTAGCCGGTGAAGGCCACCAAGGCTTAAAAGGTCGTGTCGCAGCATGGAAGCATAAAAAGCAAATCAAAAGCCTCAAAATGTGGATCTCCAAGTCGGGGTGCGACCTAAACACACCCGCAGGATACCAAAAAGCAGCCGCACAGATCCGCGCATTGCCCCGTCCACCATCCATTATTGTGGTAGATACCCTGCACAGGTTCTTACTTGGCGATGAAAATAGCGCACAAGACGCCAAGACCATGCTAGATGCCTGCGCAGCACTCATGCAAGAGTTCGGGTGCTCAGTGCTACTTGTACACCACACGGGCGTATCCGAAGAAGCCCAACATCGTGCTCGTGGCTCAAGCGCATGGCGCGGTGCATTAGACATTGAAGTATCAATTGTGCCGTCAAAAGACGGTCGACCAATTGAAATAGTCCAACGTAAACAAAAAGACGGTGAATTAGCAGAAACCCTTTACGCACGGATAGAGGGGGTAGTGATACCAGGTTGGTTTGATGAGGATGGGGAACCGGTAAAAAGTGCTGTGCTTGAACTAGTTGAAGCACCCGTTAAACCCACGCAATCGGATAATAAACTGTCAGAGCATCGCAAAATGTTTGAGAATGCGTGGTGGGATAGTGGTGCAGAAGACATAAATGGTCAGCCATATGTCAGCCGTTCAGCTTTAAAAGAGTACTTGGATAAGCAAGATATCTCAAAAAATACTATTCAAAAGATGATCAATCCAGGTGAAACATCGAGGTTTATTGGCAAGTTAATTAACTCAAATATCCTTAGTTCTAATGAAAATGGGTGGGTTGTTAATGACAAAATGATGGCTCAGGCGATGATGATTAGTAAGGATTCAAATTGACCAAAACCGTACCAAACCGTACCAATGGTATGGTTTGTCATTTGGTACGGTTTAGGGGCAAAAAGCCAGAAAAACCGTACCAAACCGTACCAGCTATCTTAGATAGCTGTACTTTGGTACGATTCTGGTGCGACACAGTTTGGTGCTATTCTAAATAATCTTTAGTGTCGTTGTTTTGGGGGGTATTGATCTCGATGTCGGTCACATTGTCGATTAAGTTTTCAGTTAACCGACCCTCAGCTTCTCTTAGTGCCTGAGTGATTGATATCTGAGCATGGGTTACTGACACGTCGATCTTGTCACCCCATTGCTTAGGTCTTAATTTTGCTGCACTCCATTTGCGTGCATCAATGCGCAACCTTTGCCGATTAACCCAAGCGTTGATCAATTGTGGATCAAGTCCGTCTGGTGGCATTTCGTCAGATAGGTCTACTAGTTCATCAGCTAAGTAATCTCCACGCTCTTCAATTGCCGCTTTGTACTTAGTGTGAAGATCAGGGTTGTTGCGTAAGTGATACTTAGCGGTTGCATAGGGTAAGTTAGAAGCCTTAACAGCGCTCACAAGGCTTTTACCTTCGCTTATGCGATCAAGTATTTTTGGCCATATTTCTCTTATCGTGTATGGCATATTCTGAAGCCCTAAACGAGCTCGTTTAGTTTCATTACTGTACATTTCTGCGGCCGTCCGAAGTTTAGGCATCAATTGCTCCAATAAATAGGGTCGTACCCCATTTTATATGTTTTTTATTTCAAAGGCTTATGGGGCTTCATTAACTTTTTACACGCTTAGGTATTGGTTTGTAAAAAAAAGCCCCTAGGGGGCTTAAAATCGGTTTAAATGGCATTGTGAGTATTATAGGTCGTATATCACAATGATCATAATTATAATTGATACAGCAATGAGTGCAAACATCACATAAAACCCTCAATTTGATCTTTGATGATTGTTATGAGTGGTTTATATTCTGGTTTGTCTTTTTGTTGGCATATCGCGCGTAGAAGCGTGTAAAGAGTGTCAGTATCATGTAACCTTAGCGTCCAGTCGAGTGACAATCTATCGTCGTCTGCGAGTATTCGAATTACTTCATGCGGGCATATCTCACGACCGCCTTGGTATTCTGTTATGTCGTCTAAATGTTCGAAATAGTAATTTTTTGTTTTCATAGTGTTCACCTACATAAAGTTAAAAACAATAATGAGTAAAGCCCAAAGCACCGCTGCTAGAATGTCCCAGCTTTTGTGCTCGGGTTTGTCTTTGAGATAGTCTTTACTAGCATAATCAATCATTTTGCGCTCAATATTTTGATTAATAGGGCTTCGACCTTGTCGGCGTCGAATGCGTCGGCGTCGGGGTCCTGAAGTAGTTCTAACGCGCGCTCGCAACCTAAACGCATTTCTGCGTATTGTGCAACTAGTTCTATCATTTGGTTACTCATGCTGTTTTCTCCAATTTAATTATCCGGATAACTTTCATCATGCTTAACCCATGGGCAGGATAAGCTATTACTTTGACTTTTTTGTCATAGCACGCACGACAACCGTTGCATTTCCCATTGTGCGAGTAAGCTTCACACAATTTCATACCTTTTTTAACGTCTTCTGGGGTCGGTATGATTACAGAACCGTGCAGGCTTTTGGTGTATTGTCCTGTTACGCTATCGCTGCTAAAGCGAACACTAACATTAGTTAGTGCGGCCATTTGAGCCAGTACTAATTTAAACTTAGGAAACTTATGCATGCGAGTCGGCAACCAGTGCTTTACCCATGTCGTGCGAACCATAACTTCAAGAATTTTTTCTGCCAGGCCAATATGGTACATGTCGCCTGAGTCGAACCATCGAAAATAACGATCAGAATCTAAAGCTTGCACCATATCATCGACCCATTCGATTCGCTGCCAGTCTGTTTTATTGTGCAAACGTGGTGCTTTGACGTTAGCAAAACGATAATTTCCAGTAGTGGCGTAACAGCCTTTGCACGCGTCTACTAATTCGCCTGGCGCAGAAATGCTGCCAGGGCAAGTATCGAGCGCTTGAAGTGACCATGACCGGATCCCGTCTAGTTTGCTAGTAACAGATAATTTAATCATGATTTTTCTCTCTGTATATTGACGCGCGTCAGGATTGACGCGCGCCAGGATTGACGCGGGTTACAATAAATTTGGTTTCAAATGAGAGTGAACAATAGACAAAAGATACCAACCCAAAATTTCATTCTTAGTGTCTATCCAACAGTAATCGTCAGATTGATAAGAAACTTCTAAACCGTTGCAATTGGGATTCCACATTAGCTCATGCTCAATTGCTTCGCAAATTGCGAATTTTTCGTCGCTGCTAGTGTCGTAAGTTGTGTAAATAATCATTTTAATTTCCTTTTGTTTGATAAATCAGAGTAGGAATGCATATAGTAACACAATAAAACACAATGCAACACAATCAATCAATATATATATTAATCAATATTGCATTGTCGATAGTCAAAACTTATTGAGCATTATTTCACGTGAAACAGTGTGTGTGATATATTGCATTGCACAATATTGCATCGCATCATAAGTATGCGTGAGTTAACTATTCCTTAGCGCTAAGATTCTATGAGTATAAGAATTACTTAAGGGTAAGGTATGCTTAGTGCAAGGATTCCTTAGCCCTAGGTGTGCAGGTAAAGAATACCTTAAGGCCAAGAAGGGGGGGGGTAGGGCCTGGCGAAAGGTGTGTGTGTGTGCGTACCACTTAAGAAAACTTTTTTTTTTTTTATTTATTACTATGCTCTAATGCCACCAATACCCACAGGAGAATCTTTTGCAAGAGATAAGATACAGCGCCGAAGAAGAAATGGCTCTAATGAGCCGCCTCTGGTCTCCTGCTATCAAGGACAACCCACTGGCTTTTGTATTGTTTGTGTTTCCTTGGGGTAAAAAGGGTACACCGTTGGAGCACTTTTCTGGTCCTCGCAAGTGGCAAAGGGAAGTGTTGCAAGATATCACTAAGCACATTAAAGAGAACGGCGGCAAGATTGATTTCAATACTCTGCGACTGGCTGTAGCAAGTGGTCGAGGGATTGGCAAGTCGGCATTAGTTAGTTGGCTAGTTTTATGGATGATGACCACCCGCATTGGTGCAACCGTTGTGGTATCGGCTAACTCAGAGTCGCAGTTAAGGTCAGTCACATGGGCTGAGATTACCAAGTGGTCGTCCATGTCACTTAACACGTACTGGTGGGAAATAAGTGCAACAAGGGTGTCACCTGCCAAATGGTTAACTGAGTTAGTGGAAAGGGACTTAAAAAAGGGTACCCGTTACTGGTCATTGGAGGGTCGTTTGTGGTCAGCCGAGAACCCTGATGCTTTTGCCGGTATCCACAACTATGATGGTGTGATGCTGGTGTTTGATGAGGCAAGCGGTATTGATGATGCTATCTGGGCGGTTTCTTCTGGGTTCTTTACCGAGAACACCCCGAATCGTTTTTGGCTGGCGTTTAGTAACCCACGTCGCAATACTGGTTACTTCTACGAGTGCTTTAATGCCAAGCGGGAGTTTTGGACGACAAGGACTGTGGATGCTAGAACGGTTGAGGGTACGGACAAAGCGGTGTACCAGCAGATCATTGATGAGTATGGGGCGGACTCGTACCAAGCGCACGTTGAGGTGTTTGGCTCGTTCCCAAGCGAGGGGGATGACCAGTTTATCCCGAGCAATGTGGTCGATGAAGCCATGAAGCGCCCCCGATACAAGGATGATTCTGCACCGATCATTGTGGGGGTTGATCCTGCACGGTTTGGGTCGGATTCGACCGTGATTGCCATTAGGCAAGGGCGAGACATTGTGGAGTTGCGTCGCTTTAAGGGGGACGACACGATGACGGTGGTCGGTCACGTCATTGAGGTCATTGAGCAGTATCAGCCTGCACTGGTGGTAGTCGATGAGGGTGGTGTGGGTGGTGGGGTGGTGGACAGATTAAAAGAGCAGCGGTATAAGATTCGTGGGGTAAATTTTGGTTCAAAGTCTAAATCGCCGTTGATGTATGGCAATTTGAGGGCGCAGATGTGGGGGACGATGAAAGATTGGTTAAAGACGGCGAGCATTCCAAGTGAGCGCACGTTGAAAACTGATCTAATATCGCCTATGATGAAGCCTGATAGCCGTGGTACGATATTTTTAGAGTCTAAGAAAGACATGAAGAGTCGTGGTCTAGCCTCACCAGATGCGGCAGATGCGATATGTGTAACTTTTGCTTTTCCGGTGGCGCATCGTGAGACAAACACTAAGGTTCGCATTAAAACTCACTCGTCGCAGAGTATGGCGACCTCTTGGTTGGGAGCGTAATGATGGCTATAATTTCAACTTAAGGATAAATCATGGCTAAGGCAGGACTTTATTCTGCAATTCACGCCAAGCAAGCTCGTATTGCTGCGGGAAGTAAGGAAAAGATGCGTTCGGTTGGCTCAAAAGGCGCACCTACCGCCAAGGATTTTAAAGAGTCGGCTAAAACGGCTAAAACCCCATCTAAAAAGAAATAATCATGCCCTTAAAAAAATCAGCATCACCTGCTGCCTTTCGTGCTAACGTCAGGGCTGAGGTTAAGTCAGGAAAACCTGTCAAACAAGCGGTTGCCATTGCGTATGCCACTAAGCGTTCAGCGTCTAAGGCAAAGAAATGATAAAACCTCTACAAGACATGATTGTGGTTAAACCCGACCCAGAAAAGAAACATGATTTTATTATTATGGCTGGTGAGGACACTAAATGTGGTAAGGTTGTGGCCGCCGGACCAGGCAAGAAAATGCCTGATGGTAAAATACGCAGGATGCTAGTCAATGTGGGTGACCGGATCATGTATTCTGGCACAATCGACATGAAGCACGGTGAGTTCTTGCTAATGAAAGATCGCGATGTAATCGGATTAGTATGAAAAAAGACAACAAAGAAATTCTATCTACGGCTCAAAGTAGGTTTAGGATGGCGATGTCCGCTTACGCTGATAGTCGCGAGGATGAACTTGATGACTTACGATTCTACGCTGCAAGTCCTGATAACCAATGGCAGTGGCCAGCCGATGTGCTGCAAACCCGAGGATCAGTCCAAGGGCAGACCATTAACGCCAGACCCTGCCTTACCATTAACAAGCTCCCCCAGCACGTCCACCAAGTCACTAACGATCAACGTCAAAATCGTCCAAGTGGGAAAGTCATTCCCGTGGATGACAATTCGGATGTTGAAGTAGCCGAGATTTTAAACGGCATGGTGCGTCATATTCAGTATATGTCTGATGCCGATGTGGCATACGATACGGCGTGTGAGAATCAGGTTGCGTATGGTGAGGGTTACTTTCGCTTATTGACTGATTACTGCGATGACAAGTCGTTTAATCAGGACATTAAGATTGGTCGCATTCGCAATTCGTTCTCTGTGTACATGGATCCTACCATCCAAGACCCTTGTGGTTCGGATGCGCAGTGGTGTTTCATTACTGAGGATTTGTTAAAAGAAGAGTATGAGCGCCAGTTTCCTGATGCGATTTCGGTCAGTTCCATGCAGGCGCAGGGTGTGGGTGATCAGTCACTAGCACCTTGGATCAATGAAGATACGGTCAGAATTGCTGAGTATTTTTACATTGAGCATAAAAAAGCCACGCTAAACCTGTACTACGGCAATATTAACGTTATGGCTGGTTCTGCAGAAGATGCTGAGATGGCGATGCGTGGTATGAAGCCTATTAAGTCCCGTATGGTGGATGTTAAGCAGGTTAAGTGGTGCAAGATTAACGGTTTTGAGATTCTTGAGTCACAAGACTGGGCAGGCAAATGGATTCCCGTCATTCGTGTGGTGGGCAATGAATTTGAGGTTGATGGTCGTTTGTACGTCTCCGGTCTTGTGCGTAACGCAAAAGATGCGCAGCGGATGTACAACTACTGGGTCAGCCAAGAGGCTGAAATGTTAGCGCTTGCCCCCAAAGCACCATTTATTGGGTATGGCGGTCAGTTTGAAGGCTACGAGCAACAGTGGAAGACTGCCAATACGACCAACTGGCCGTACTTAGAGGTCAACCCTGATGTGACTGATGGTATGGGTGCTACATTGCCCTTACCTCAGCGTGCGCAGCCTCCTATGGCTTCTAGTGGCTTGTTGCAAGCCAAGGCTGGTGCAGCAGATGATATTAAATCAACCACCGGTCAGTATGACTCAAGCCTTGGTGCAACCTCAAACGAGCGATCAGGCAAAGCAATTCTTGCCCGTGAAAAGCAAGGCGATGTTGGGACATATCACTATGTTGACAACCTAGCCCGTGCTATTCGCCATGCGACACGCCAGATCATTGACCTAATCCCCAAGATTTACGACACCGAGCGTGTGGCACGAATCATTGGTGAGGATGGTGAGACGGATCAAGTTAAGATTAACCCAGAGCAACAAATGCCTGTTAACAAGATTGTTAACCAAGAAGGCATTGAGATTGAGAAGATTTACAACCCTGGCGTTGGTCAATACGATGTGATGGTCACGACCGGTCCGAGCTACATGACTAAGCGTCAAGAGGCTTTGGACTCAATGGGTCAATTGCTGCAAGGCAATCCTGAGCTGTGGTCTGTTGCGGGTGATTTGTTTGTTAAGCACATGGACTGGCCTGGCGCGCAAGAGATGGCAAAACGCTTGGCTAAGACCATTGATCCTAAGCTTCTGGCCGATGGCGATAAGCCACCTGAGTTGCAGGCTGCCGAGCAGCAAATTCAAGCAATGGGTCAAGAAATGGAGCAGATGCACCAGATGCTTCAAAACGTCGGCAAATCTATGGAAATGCAGGAAGTTGAACGTAAAGGGTTTGAGGCACAGATTAAGATGTTTGATGCTGAGACTAAGCGCATTTCTGCTATCCAAGCCTCTATGTCACCGGATCAGATTCAAGACATTGTCATGGGTACGCTTCATGCGGCGATTGAGTCTGGTGAGGTGTTAAGCGGTATGCAACGTGAAATGGCTATGGAAGAGCAGCGTGGGCAGATGGGTGAAGGTGAACAACCGCCGATGCAACCGCCGCCTATGCAAGAACCTATGCAACCGCCACCAGAACAGATGCCACCACAAGGAATGATGTAATGGCTGATTGTAAAAAAACTGCAGATTTTATTGGTTGTTTATTTCTTGCACGCGACGTTGTTCATAGTGTTCACCTAAACACAAGGTCATACGCTAAACATAAGGCTTTGCAAAAGTTCTATGAAAACATCATTGATCTAGCGGATGCGTTTGCAGAGGCTTATCAAGGCAGACATGGTTTGATTGGTCCGATTGGATTACAATCAGCTAAGAAAACGACAGATGTTATTCAGTTCTTGTCTAGTCAACTAGAAGAGATTGAAAACTGTCGTTATCAAGTGTGCGACAAAGACGATTCTGCACTGCAACAATTGATTGATAACGTTATTGAGTTGTACTTAACGACTCTTTACAAATTACGATTCCTTTCTTAGGATAGATTATGGCAAATTACACATACATTTCTGCGACCAAACAGGTCAAAGTCGGTGCTGGCAAGCTTAAAGGTATTTTTGTAAGCGCCGTAAGTGGCTCACCTAAGATCACTGTTTATGATGAGCCTGCTGGCGGCACAACCGCTACGCTACTTGGCGTATTTATACCGGTTGCTTCAACATTCTATCCACTTGGTGTAGACGGGGCTTTTTTCAATAAAGGCTTAAATGTTGTACTTGGCGGTACCGTTACTGCGACCGTCATATACGAATAAGGACTGACCATGAGCCGCGCTATTTTTAATGGATTATCTGGCGGTACGGTTACTCTTGATGCTCAAGATACAGTCGATACCAAAGTTTTAGTTATACCTGCGGCTAATGGCACACTGTTGTACGATGACGGTACAGGCACTCAGACCTTTGACAATATTGTTGTCACGGGCAATGCTGAGTTAGCTGCCGGGCAAGTATTGGCCGTACCTTCTGCCTCTGATGATATTGCCAATAAAGCATACGTTGACAGTGAGATTGTTGCTGCGCAATATACTGCGGGTACAGGGTTAACGTTAGCGGGGCAAGAATTTAGCATTACCAATACTGGTGCCACGCCATCAACATATGGCTCTGCATCAATTGTTCCTGTTTTTACGCTAAACGCACAAGGTCAATTAACCAGTGCTGTTAACACAGCAATTGCCATTGCTGCTACTCAAGTTACTAGCGGCACGTTAGATTCTGCTAGGTTAACGGGTGCGTATCCAAACGTTATTGCTGGTAGCGCTACAAATGTGGTCGGCGGTCTATCAGGATCTATTCCTTACCAAACAGCAGTTAATACAACCGCAATGCTTGCTAAAGGCACAAACGGTCAGGTGTTGTCGCTTACTGCTGGATTTCCTGCTTGGATTGATGTTGCAGGCGTTGGCACAGTTACTTCTGTTAACGGCTCTGGCGGCACAACGGGTCTGACCTTAACGGGTGGACCAATCACAGCTTCTGGCACCTTAACCCTTGGCGGCACACTAGCTACGGTTAATGGTGGTACTGGCATAAACAGTTTTACTGTTGGTGATTTATTATATTCCGCTACAACAAATACATTATCTAAACTTCCAGTCGGTACAAACAGTTATATTCTTACGGTTAATGCTGGTGTC